TGCGGCATGATGCGGCCTCAGTAGTATTCGATGACGCCATCCGGACCTGATAGCACAGGATCGACCGGCGGGCGGATAAACGGATTGTCGTACACGCGCCAGGGCTTGGTGCCTGCGCCTGCGGGCATCGTTCCCGGCAACTGCTGCGGAATCGGCGCAGTGGCCCGCGACAACAGCGTGTTGTACGCCTGCTTGGCTACCATCATCGTCTGCGGCATGATGGCCTTGCCATAGCTCGCCGCCAGCCTGATACCCAGGTTCGTGATGATCGCCTCGTTGGCGCTGTCAGGCACGTCGGACTCGGCATTGATGTCGCTGAACTGCGGGCTCGACGGAAGCGGGTAGCTCAGTCGGATGCCTTTCGCATTCCACTCGGCCATCATGGCATCCAGACGGCGCAGGGCCTGATCCAGATCCTGGGGTTGGAGGTCGAACACATAGCCCGCCATGCCGATTTCGGCAAACGCGGCTTCGACGAACTGGCGTTTGCTGTATCCCATGTTCAGACTTCCTTCAGCGCAGATTCGATCCGGGCGAGCAGGGTTTTGTCGCCGGTGCGACCATCGAACTTGATGCCGAGTTCTCTGGCCTTTGTCTCCAGTTCTGCTCTGGTGACAGGCGCATTATCCTCCAGCACCTCGACAGCAGGGGCCTCCAGTACAGCGGGCGTTGCAGCGGCCACCCGCGAAGCCTTGAAGTCCTTGCGTTTCTTCTGCTTCGCACTCTTGATCGCCCTCCAGTTTGCCACTCGCCGGACGGTCTTTGCGGCCTCTCCAGCCGCGTCAAACGCCTGCTGCATAGTCATATGCCACCCAGCATCCAGATGCGCCTGTAGGTCATTCTGGTCGCTTGCAGAGGCTATCTTGTACCGACGCCCGAGGAACTCGTATCCGCCAGGGCTGCGATAGACGTGGATGGGGAAATCGGTCATTTCTTGGGAGGTGCTTTGCTCGGCTTGCCAGCCTTCATTGCGGCCTTGCGCGCGGTACTCAGCGCCACAGCGATGGCTTGCTTTTGCGGCATACCTGACTTCATCTCCTTGGAGATGTTGCTGCTGATCGACTTCTGAGAGTAACCCTTCTTCAGAGGCATCAGATTCTCCTTGGAAAAACAGGGGCCGCAGCCCCTGTCCTTATACCACTACCTCAGTGATCAGGGAACCTGATTGAACAGCAGGATGCCGCTCATTTCCGGCTGCTTGTTCACCACACCGAACAGCGTGTCCAGACGATACTTGATCGTCATGCTGTCGATGTCGTAGAACTTCTGCATCACCAGTTCGATGCCCTGGTCGGTGCTGGCGCGCATCACTGCGGTGCCGGCATCGGTCGGGACGGCGTAACGGCCCGGCAGGAGTTCCAGAGCGTCGCGCTGCCAGAACACGTTGATCGGAGCAGCGTCGATGTTCAGCCAAGTGATCGACGCGGTGGCGGAGGTGCTGGCCACGTTGATGTTCTTGTACTGAAGCTCGGCGTCCGTCGGGGACGAGTTCGCGCCGATCATCGGGGGGCTGATCGTCATCGTGGTGCCGCTGTCGACCGAGATCACACGGAAGGTCTTCAGTTGCCCCGTCGACTGCTTCGTGATGTGATGGACGGCCTCGATGCCCGCGATGGTAAACGCAGCACCCGCCACGACGCCAGTCGTCGTGGAGACCGTGACCTGCTGGTAGCGGTTGTCCACGTTGATCTGGCCGCCGACCGAGTTCGACGTCGCTGCCGGAGCGTACCGCACCTGAGCGCCGTTGGTGGCGATAGTGACGGTAGCGGTCGTTGCCGTGATGCGATTGGCGTAGTCGAGCTTGTAGGTCTCGAAGCCAGCCACCATGCCGACATACGAACGCTCGTAGGCCTTGTCGGACTTGTTGTTCCCGAACGAGCGGGTTGCAACAGCCAGATTGCCAGCCAGACCGTTGTAGTCGCGGCTCGACAGGGCCATGTAACGGTTCTCGGTCGGAACGCCTTGCTCGTTCATGATCGAGTCGCACAGAGCGATGTCGTCGTAGTCGCCAGCGGCGCCGTTGATCGGAACGACCAGCGTGCCCTGGTTGGCAGCGACGTTCATGATTGCGACGTTGATGTCCGAGGCCAGACGCTGCTTGGCGGCATCGCCCAAGCGACCTTCTTGCAGGGCATCGCGCAGTTCCAGCGTGGTCATCGTCCACGGCACGGTCTTGCTGAAACCCAGCGTGGCGGGCACTGCCAACTGCGTGAAGTCCTGATAGTCCGAGGCGATGGAGGTGCCCGGGGTCGAGGAGATCGAGGTGGCGATGTACGGCTGCGGACGCCAGATGGTGTTGCGCGCACGCTCCATCATCTGACTTTCGGTGCGGTAGATGCTGACGTTGCGAGACAGCACCAGCGCGTCGTTGAAGCCCTCAAGCAGGTCTTCAAACGCTACGCGCTCTTCCTTGGAAAAAGCATTGGCCATGATTGGCTCCTAAGATCAATGAGTGACTGATGCGGCTAGGGCCGCGCCTGATACTCACCAGTCAGAGCCGGCGGACGCTCGTTCGATGCGCTACTGCCGACTTCTGGCTGGCGAGACCCGCGCTTGGTGCGAATATACACCATTGCGGGAATTTGTCTAGCGTCGTGCGGCTTCCTTGTTGCGCAGTTGCCGCCGGTACGCAATCACCTTGGACATATCGCCCGTGCGCTCTGCCTCAGAACGAAGGCGCTCCAGATGCGAATCCACCGCACCGCTGATCGAGGTGGTGCTGCGCACGCTGGACTCGGGTGGAGGCGGGGTCTTGCGGGGTTGGACTTTCAATTGCGCCTCCAGTTTCGCCACAGCGAATGCAAATTTCACAGGGTCAGAGATGGCCGCGAGTTCCTTGGCCTTGCTCGGGTTCTTGCCCAGCGCGTACACGACCATTGCCGGGTTGTCAGCGCCTTGCAGTAGCACACCCTGCTGAACGGTGTTCAGCGCCTCCTGCACCGTGGATTCAGCGTCCTCGTAGTCGCGCACCTTCAGCGACTGTTTGGCCGCAGCGTAGCCCTCCAGTTTCTCCTGCCACTGGCGCATCTGCTGCTGCTCGGCGTGCTTGACGCGCGACTGGAATTCCTCAACCTGCCGTTTCTGGCCGAACCAGTTGTCCAGCGCCGCCTCGTACTTGCTGGAGTCGTAGTCGAAGTCCTCCAGTTTCGGCTTTGCTCCGAGTTTTGGCACTGTCGCCTGTGGCGACTGCACCTGCTGGAGCTTGGCCTCCAGTTCACGGATGCGTTTCTGATCCTCGCGGTTTTTCTTCCGCAGGTCACGCACCCACTCAGGGGCCTGTTCCTCTTCCTGCGCCGGCTGCTCGTCGCCAATCGTGATGACGACCTCTTCCGGCTCAGGCGCTGCGGCCTCGGCCTCCGCTGGCGTTTCGGGCTGCTCGGCCTCCAGTTCGGGCGCCTGCTGGATGTCGTCTTCGACTGCTTCTGCTTCGTTCATTTATGCTCCATCTCGGCCATTGGAGGCTGGCCGGTTGCCTTGGGGGATCAAAAGTAACCGTATGCGCCAGAAGATGCGGCATCAAAGGATGAACTGCCTTCTGGTGCATTTGCGCCTGCTCCGCCAAAATCAGACGGAGCGTATCCGCCTGCGGTTTGCTGCGGCCCAAACTGCTCCATTGTGGAAGTTCCTTGCATGATGGCTTGATTTAGCGCATTCAAATTTGGCGTTGGCGTGCCCTGCATTGCAGTCTCGGCATCAGGCCGTGTCGCATATGCGCCGTAGTTTGTCGCAAGCGTTACGGCAGAAACTGGATCAAGTCCTTGCGAAAGTAGGCCCATCGCGGTTTTTCCAATTTCTGCCGCGCGCTCATCTCCCAAACCCATGCTTCTGGCAATGGCCTCAGCATCTCCAAAAACAGCGCCGCCCATTCCTTCTCTGTCAGCGCTTAACGGGGCCCTCATTTCCCCCAGCGGCTCCGACGGTTGCTGCTGCCCAAACAGGAAATCCCGCAGCCCGCCGAACATCCCTTGCCCCTGTGCGCCGCCCCCAAGGAATCCAGCCATGCTTTCGCTCGGCGTCTTACCGGTGGCCATGTATCCGGCGGCAAAGGATATCGGGTTGGAAGCGAAAGCCAGCGCATCCAGCGCAATTTTGCCAATTTCAGATCCACTTTTTCCGGCAAATGGGTTGCTGAAACCCGCTCCAGGTATGCCAGTCCGCGCTTCGCCAGTCATGTAAGCGTTATCCGGCATCTCGGCCATGCCGCCCATCATCGGCAGGCGCAAGGGCTGAGCCGTCGGCTCGGTTGGCGCGGTAGCCGTCGGCGTTGCCGGCCCCTGGATCGGCCCGGTCAACGAGACCAGCGGCGCAAATTGAATCGGTGTGTACTGCGAGGCGAAGCCAGACTCGCCGCCCAAAGCCATGTCACTGAACTGCGTTGCCACTTTGCGCTCCCATCTCGTTCATCGCCATCATGGTGTCCAGCACGATCCGTCGATCGGCCAGACTCATCTTCGCCAACGTCTCCTGCACCTTCGCGCGCTTCAACTGCGCGTCGGCCAGCGCGTTTACGCTGTCGGCCTGGGCCTTCTGCGCCTGAGCGCGTTCTTTCTCCGACACCGCTTGGATGTACAACACGTTCGGATCCGGCTGCTGGTTCTGCGCGGCCTGGGCCAGTGCCTGCGCCTCTTCCGGCGTCGGTTCCATCACGCCGGCAGCGACCATTTCCTTGCGCATGAACTTCGCCACGTCCTTCACGCCATCGCCCTCGATGTTTTGCATCAGCGCGGCCAGCAGCATCTTCTGGATCTGCGGATCCTGCGCGAACTGCATCATCGACAGAAGTGTTCGGCGCGTGGCCGCACGCTGAGTCGTAAACGACGGGCCCACAGACGTCACCACATCCAGCGTGGCCTGCGTCACGTCATTGCGATGAACAAGCGCCCCGTTTTCGTCCATCGCAGGCTGCATCAGTTCAACCGTTGACGCGCGCCCCTCTTCGTCCACGCCCTTCATCTTCCGCTTGGGCTCGACGTACACATCCCGCGCCATCGACAGCCAGATCTCGCCGCAACGCTGCACCGCCTTGGCGTAATTCGACATATACAGGAATGCCTGCATCTCCAGCCGCTGCTGCACCATCTCAACGGCATCGCCGCTGATGTTGCTGACGATCTTGTCGCCCTCGCGCTGGTTACCCAGAATGTCATCGATGTCCTGCTCAGTCACCTGCAACAGCGCAGCCATCGCAGGCGGCACTGCGGCAGACTTCGTGTACGCCACCGGCCCAGCCACCTGCATCGAGCCGTCAGGCCCGGTAATCGGGTTCACCAGCAGATACGGGTAATTCTCCAGGTTGTCCTTGGCCCACATCACCTGGTGGCCAGCAACCTGCTCGGGCGTCATGATCGGCTTTTCGATACTGGACAGCGCCGAAATTTCACCCAGCTTGCTGAGTTGCATGTTCTT